CCTACGGTAACTAAATCCGACCGGCGAAGGCGGTCGAGGTCCACCCGTTCCAGGCTGGACGAGTTTCCGAGGATATAGACCGTCCCCGAGTATGTGTTGCTCAAAACGCTCACGGAAGTCATGCTCGTTCATCCTCGGGAAACAGTCCAGTACCCCGGCGGGCGAGAGGTTATAGACCTCCGCCCCGTGCGCCTGGCACCACTGGGCTGCGGCCTGGAAGAACGCCAGGACGCGCCGGGTGTTGAACGGGAAACATCCCTGCGTGGAGCCGCGGCCGAAGAAGTGCGACTTGTCCCTCGACTGCCACGCCAGGTCGATGCCCGCGATGCCGATGGGGTTGGCGCCGAGCGCAATCGCCAACTGCAACATGCAGTACCCGATGTTCGCTCCGCCGGGCATGAACTCGGCCAGGTCGGTGCAGACCGAATCCAGCATCACCGCCCGGGTCACGTTGGCGTCGTTCGTGCAGTTGGTGATGACCCGCTCCCCGTTCATCATGAACTTGGTCGGGGTGGTCGTGGCGACCGCGTGGTACGAGTACCATGCGAAGTCCGGAGGCGGCTGAATCGGGGTCCGCCGGCACGAAACCTTCGGGTCGAAGAGGGTGTCCGAGAGGATGCGCGTCCCGCCGTAGGCCCGGATGCGGTCTATCTCCTTGCGGTACGGGTCCCGGTCAACCACCGTGTAGTAGGTCGTGGGGCGCATCTGGAGGATGCGGTTGCACCCGATGGTCGGGAAGGCCCACACGTCCTCCAGCTTCATCTCGTTGAGCGACCAGGCGTTGCCGACGATTATCATCGGGCGGCCCGCCATGGTGTTGTGCAGGGTGCTGGCGGGAGTCCGGTGCCCGCCGAAGTTCGGAAGCCTGCGGCCGACCGCGCCCGCGACGTAGGGCCGCCCGTGGCTGACCTTCCACTTCATGCGGCCTTCGCCCCCTGGATGGCCGGCTCCCACCACCTGCCCCACAGAACGTCCGGACGCCAGTGCCGCTCCACCCAGGAACGGCAGGCCAGTTGGCGGTCGTGCAGCGCGCAGCAGTCCAGGACCAGTTCGGCCAGGTCGCTCTCCAGCTTGGCCGGCGAGGAGATGACCCACGGGAGTTCGTCGGTCCCCGCGACGGTCGCGACCACCTTCCGAATCTCGGGGCAGCAGGCGTTGACGGGCACCTGGGCGTGGGAACACGCCTCCAGGGTGCAGCGGTGGTAACTCCCGGTCAGCACCTCGTCCACCACGATGTGCGCCAGCCGGCGCTGCTTCATGCACTCCTCGAACGGCAGGCCGAACAGGACCATGGGGATAATCTGCTTGCGTCCCCTCATGCGTTCGAGCACCGGCACGGTCTCGGGCCAGCCCTTCGGGCTGAACCGCGCCTGGCGCATGAAGTCCGCCCCGTGCTTGTTCGACGGGGAGAAGGCCACGACGATGCCCTTGCACGGATGCTGGCGCTCGGTGGGTGACGGGGGGAGCATCAAGTCCCACTCAAGGTCCACCAGGTTCGGGAGCACCCTCATGCCCGGGTACAGGAGCGAGTGCCCCTGCGCGATGACGTAGGCGGGGAACCCCGCGCGCTCCAGGGAGCGGTCCAGGTGGAACGGCTCGCTGTGGTAGTAGCACAGCAGGCGCTTGCCCTTGAACATCCGGAGATTGTAGGGCGGGGGAATGCGCCCGTTGTGGATGATGGCCACGTCGCACTGGGCGATGAGGCGGAGGACGGCGCGGGTGTCTCGCAGGTAGGCCGTTGGGGGGAACCATTGGCGTCCATCGGGGTAACCCGCGCCGCCCACCGCGCTCACCGCCTTGTGCGCGGTGTACTTGTTGATGATGTCGGGGAGCATCTTGGCCACCCCGGCCACCGGCGAACGGCTGAACGACAGGATGTTCAAGTCCCGAGCCTCACGATGAGCACCTTGCCGTGGTGCAGGACCACCGGCCGGTGCGGCTTGAAGTCCAGCGCGGTCCAGAGGCACTGATGGTCAAGCATCGCGTTCGGCTTGCCGCGGTGCATGACGGTCTTGCCCGCAGGCGTCGAGATGATGGCCCACCTGTACTGGAGTCTCGCCAGCATCTCCTTGCCGTCCTCCTTCGGGACGTGCTCCAGAACGTCGCCCAGGTAGGCCAGGTCGTAGGCGGGAAGCTCGTCGTAGAGCTTGCGCACGTCGCCCACGAAGATGCGGTTGTATATGGCGCGGTGCCAGTCCTGGATATACGAGGCGTAGCCCTCCACCGCGTCAATCGTCAGCTTGAACTGCTCGGGCGAGTAGCGATGCGAGCCCCATCCCTCCAAGTATTCTCGGAACAGCATCCCCCACTTGCCCATCCCGCAGCCCACGTCCAGGATGGACCGCGGGCGCAGCCTCATCACCTCGTTGATGACCGGGGCGATGGCTTCGGGTGCGCAGGTAGGCAAGGTCTACTCGTTTCTCGCTATGGCCGCGTTAGCCCAGAAGACGACCTCCTCCAGTTTGGTCATCGCCAGGGAACGCTCTCGCGAGGCAGGGGCCAAGCGGATGACGAGTTCCGCGTACTCCCTGGCCCGGTCCCGCAGCGCAACGTATCGCGCCGGCTGGTCCCCCTCGGGGGCGTGGTAGGTGAACACCTTATCGAGCATCGCCTGCTCGACCTCGGCCAGCGGGTTCTCGGCGTATCGGATGTCGGTCTTGCATTCGCAGTTCTTGCCTTCCATCTGCCTCTCCCCGTTACCACCCCATGATGATGTCGTCGCCAATCCGGGTGATGACCTTGGCGCCGAGTGAGGCCACGAACTCGGAGGCGGCCCACCGCGACTTCCCGGGCTCGTAGTCCTTGGACAGGTCCTTCTGCTCCATGATGACGTAGGGCTTCCAGCGGCGGAGGGTCTGCTCGGCCCCGCGCATCACCTGGAGTTCCTGGCCCTCCACGTCCACCTTGATGAAGTCCACCGGGATGTCGTTGGCCTGGAGGATGGTGTCCAGCTTGCGCGCGGGCGTGGACAGGCCCTTGACCCCGGGCGGACAGACCCGGCTCATGCCCGGCTTGTTCCAGAGTTCCAGGAAGTCCATGGCCCCGTCGTGGTCGGTGACGATGCCGTTGACCACCGAGAAGTTGTTGTTGGGTACGTTGAGGCGCAGGCACTCGACGTGGACCTGGAACGCCTCGAAGCCGATGACCTTCTGGAACTCCTGGCAGAGCACCCGGCTCCAGGTGCCGATGTGCGCGCCCACGTCCAGGGCCAGGCGCCTGCGGGCCTTGGGGATGACCTTGAGGCAGCCCCACAACTGTTTGGCCTGGTAGGTCGCCCGACCCTGCCAGTAGGAATGCAGATGGAGCAGAAACCGGAGGATGTGGTTGTCCGCGGAGTTAATCCAGAAACCGCCAACCTGCTTCAGCTTGAACCCGTTGGCGGTGGTCACGATGTCCAGCGGAACCTTGGCGGCTGCCAGGATGGCCGCATCGCGGCGCTGGATTGCGGATGGTCTCATGCCTACCCCTTGTGTACCGGTTTCTCGGCCAACTTCCACTTGCAGGTGCGGAGCCACAGGGCCTTGCGCACCTTGTTCTGCTTGACGTCCTTCTTCTTCTTGAGTTTCTGCCGCAGGGGGCGGTGGTGGTAGAGGCGGGTGGGCCGCTCGAACATCTCCAGGTCCAGGGCCGAACCGATGTCAATGAGCGGGCCATGGGTTGTGGGCAGGAGTTCGCGGCACAGAATCTTCCCGAGCGGCCCGGCGGCGAACATGATGGGGGTCTTGCCGTCTATCTGCGAGAGGTTGGTCCGCAACTGGGTCCAGTCCCAGTTCGGCTCGAAGGCGTTTCCCGGCACCTCGAAGTCGCTCTTGCGCGGGGCGACCAGGATGTAGCTCTTGCGGTTCTCCAGGAGCCACTGGCGCGTCTTGGGCCAGTTGGAGCCCATGAACAGCGTGGCGAACGTCGCCCGCTCCTTGGGGACGTGCAGGTTGCCCATGTACCAGCGGTGCTCGGGTGGGTTGCAGCACGGACAGGAGATGCCGACGTACCACCGCGGGTCCGTGCATTCCCACGCGGCCTTGAGCGCCTGGTAGTAGGCGGGGTTGCGCTCCGGGTCCGCCTTCCACCCGGAACCCCGGCCGGCGGCGGGCAGGCCGCGGACCATCGGGCACTCCCCGGTGTTGAACCGGGCGAAGGCGAACCGCTCCCCGACCTCGGCTGCGGCGAGGACCTGGTGGAGGTCGTTGACGAACTCCCGCGTGAAGTTCACCGCGGCCCCGAGTCCCGGTAGAACCACTCCGCGAAATCCGCCGCCTCCCGCTTTCGTTTCCGCTCCCGCGCCTTGTCGATGGCGTGGAGGATGAGGACGTAGCCGAAGAAGGCCGCGGCCCCCAGGAGCCCCAGCAGGATGCCGCGGGCGTCGGTGCTCACCCCTGCGGCCTCCGCCCCAGGTTGAACATCTCCGGTTGGAAGTCCATGCTCATGCCCCGGCACTCGGTGTTGCCGCAATTCGGGCAAGCCCGGATGCCCTGGGCGAGGCAGACCGACTTCGCCGCCTTCCACCCGCACCGGGTGCAGACCCGGATTTCGTCGGAGAGCGCGCTGTTCGACTTGGCGAGCGCGGCATCGCGGCGCTTGCGGTCGGCCTCCTCAAGGCCCTTGAGTTTGTCCGGGTCGCTAACGAGTCCCATTGAAGGTCCCTCCCCTGCCTATCTGCGAGGACAGCTTGCCCCAGAAGTCGGTCCCTGGGGCAGTCGGCCGCGCCTGCACGTTCACCATCTTGCCGTTGACCGTGCTGATGGCGTTCTGCCTTGCGAAGTGCATCGGCTTGGGCCGCGGGCAGTACGGGTTCCCGCGGCCGTCCTTCTTGTAGAGGTCGGAGAGGCAGTCGGGGATGTCGTCCCTGCGCCCGTGCGGGAAGCGGAGGAACTGCTCCACGGCCTCCCCGTAGCACTTGCCGTCCGACTCCAGGTGGATTAGGTCGCCCTTGAGCGCGGACGAGAAGTAGATGATGCCCGCGGAGAAGGGCACCTCCAGGGAGTCGATGCGCGACTCCTTGGACTCCACCGAGCGGCCCATGACCGGGACCAGGTTGATGCGCACCTGGCGGGCGATGGCCCGCTCGTCAATCATCGTGGCGTAGCAGTCGGAGGAGGCGACCTTCTCCATCAAGCAGCAGCGGCAGCCCCACTTGACGTAGAGGTCGAAAAGGGTGTCCACCACCACCGAGGGCTGCATCGGCCCGTAGGCCACGTCGAGAACGTAGTCGCGCCCCGTGGCGTCCCGGCCGCAGACCGAGAGGCAGGTGCCGTCGTCGTGCTCCTTCCCGCCCGAGCCGGTGTCGGTGAGCAGGTAGGTCCAGAGGTACTCGCGGGCGGGCAACTGGTGGGCGGGGATGAGCTTGAACTGCTCGCGGCGGAAGCGGGCCTGGTCGCCGGGCACCGGGTCCAGGAGCATCTGCGCGTTGTAGACCCGCGGCCCCATCTCGATTTCGGTCTGGCGGAGCACGTCCTTGGGAAGGTGCGGGAAGAAGAACTTGCCCTTGCGGTCCTCGGCGGGGACCTCCAGCACCTTCCAGGGGATGACCGGCTCCCCCGCCTCCCTGCGGCGGAGGAGTTCCTCGTTCATGCGCAGGATGTACCCGAGCACGTCGGCGTCGTCGTAGCGGGTGCAGGAGACAATCATCTGCGTCCTGCTGATGATGTGCCCGGTTGCCGGGTTGACCTCGGCCTCCGCGATGGCGAAGATGTGCTTGAAGGATTCGATGGTCGCGACCAGGGCGTTCTTGGTCCGGGTGTTCTCCGGGGAGCAGGGGTCGTCAATCACTATCTTGCCGTAGTGCGGCCCGGCCTTGACCTGCTCGATGCCCCGGGCGGTGAGGGTCGCCTCCTTCTTCGAGAAGTCCGTGCGGCCCAGCACCCACATCTCGGTGTCGCCCCAGGCCATCTCGCCGCGCTTCGGCTTGAACGCCCCGACCGCCTCGATGAGCCGGCCGTTGGTTTCCATCTGGTTGCGCATCAGCCCGGTGTAGCCCTTGGCCTGGCCGAGGGTCTCGGAGGCATGCATGATGCGGATGTTGCGGTCCAGAACGATGTCGCGGAGCAGCGCCGCCCAGATGCCCGTGGACTTGAACGTGCCGCGGGGCAGGAGGAACAGGGTGCGCTCGTAGCCGCTGGTGAGCATGGTGTAGAACTGGTCGTAGACATCCGAGCGGTACATCCGGTCGCAGCCGAGAAGCTGGAGCCAGCGGAGGAAGGACTCGGGGGTGGGCGACAGGTACTCGTCGCGGAACACCGGGTCCATGTCCCCGGCGAGACCCGCGGCGGCTACCTCAGATAGCCAGGCTTCCAAGCCGCGAGGAGATGCGTTGGCAGATTCCATCGTCCTTCACTTCGTCACGGATGATGCGCATCAGCCCGGCCGCCCAGGACTTGACGCGCAGGATGCTGACCTGTCCCTCGAAACGTGCGGACACCTCCAGAATCTCGCGGAGTT